GAGCTTGGCTGGTACGTTTGATAGCCATCTTAAAGACAGTAATGTGGTTCATCCAGAGCCGTATATCTTAAACAACTTCTTCAATCAAAAGATTAATCTAATAGAAGCTTTTGATGAAATTATCAATAATACAAATAATCACAAAGATTTAAATCGGCCGTGCTTATACACCAGTGAATTTGAAAAACGTCAAACGTCAGACATAATTGATAACATACGCGCAGAAAACAACAATAAAAAAATTGTCTTGTTTCAGCCTTTTGGATCTTCAATAAAGTTTGTAAATCAATATCCGTTCGACAATACTCATAGAAGTCTGACGCCAGATCAATACGTAGCCATATGCAATGGAATTAAAGACATTGCCATTATAATATACTGCTCTCCAAAACAGTTTAAGCCTAGTGACGATACAAGTATACCTATTAATAACTGGAATCCATACTTTCGTATTTTTCCATCAATGCTTGAGCAGTGCGACTATTTCATAGGTTGCGATAGCTGTGGTCAGCATTTTGCTTATGGAATGGACAAGCCTGGCACTATCATTATGGGAGGATCAACAGACAACTTTACCTATCCTGAACATTTCAATGTGGTACGTAAGGAAGGGTTTACTCCAACGTATAGTCCAATTAGGTTGTCTGAGGGCGATACAGAGTTCGCCGAAAGATCCAATGAAGGCGCTATGAACTTTACTAAAGCTGAGATTGATGATATAATTGATAGGATAAGGAAAGATTTGCAAGGAGTCCGTTGATATAAATATAAGAAATGATCTAGGACATCCTACCCATGGCTCAACCAGTAACCAGAGACGAATTAAAAGAATGGTGCTTACGAAACCTAGGTAAGCCTGTTATTGATATCAATGTTGATGATGAGCAACTCGAAGACCGCATTGATGAGGCCATTGCTTACTATCGTGACTACCACTTTGATGGTACTGAGCGTGTGTACTACAAGCACGTATGTACTGCTGAAGATCAGGCCAACGGCTATATAACTCTCCCAGATAATATCAACGGTGTAACAGGCTGCTTTGTGCTTGGTGGCACATACTCTGTTAACAATCTCTTCAACGTCAGATATCAAATACACCTAAACGATCTATACGATCTTCTCCAGTCATCTATTGTTCCTTATACAATGGCAATGACGCACGTCAATATGCTTGAAGAAACATTCGTTGGTAAACAACCTATTAGATATAATCGGCACTCAGATAAGGTGTC